CCATCGATAGGCGTAAACGTCACTATCATCTTGGCGTTACGGGTGGCTAGACGAAACCGCAATGTAGCCAGAAGTTCTGGCCCGATTAGATATTCGTCGCACCATGTACCAATATTGATCCACTTCGGATCCCGGCTACCCAACTCCGCGCCCTCAAGAATCGTGTCGTTGTTCAAGAACTGTGCATAGGTCTTGAAGATGATTTGGCTCAGCGACCCCGGCAGAATCAGGCTAGCCTTAGAGAACCCGTTCTTTCGCGTATACGAGACGTTCTCCTCCGTACCCAGCACCTTCCTCTTCATCTCTTCAGGAAGGGCATCGTAGATGGCACTCTGCTGCTGGCGGATAGACACATCCGCATTCTGGCTAAAGCAGAAGATGATGGAGCCGGGATTCTCGATAGCCGCCTTTACACAGGCCCGCGCAGCGTAAGTCGTTTTACCAGAACGATTACCTCCGCTAATCAGGATTTCATTCCTCTGGGCCAATAGCTCATCCGCCTTGTCCCAGTTCGGCAGGACAAACCCGTACCTGTACGGATCCTTCTCCGCGTTCTCAATAGCCTCATGGTAAAGCTCCCATAGCTTCACCAGCTTGGCAGGCTCCATCCGAGCCATCTCCTCCATCGTCGGAGGCTTCAGAACGGGATGACTACGCCACGTTAAAGACATTGCTTGGCAATATAAACCACCTTAACCCGTGTAGCCGCGCACCACCAACTCACTATGCCGTCCTTACTCACGGTCTTCGTCCACGTCAGCTTCGGATCCCACTCCCTCAACAATGGTTGGTTCAATGACAATAGCCTCCTTCTGTAAAGCCGCCCGCGCCTCCTCAATAGCCTTCATAGCATCAGCCAACGTCGGCTTCCCCGTCCGATGCTCCACCACCACCTTCTGCTCACCAAGAGCCTGCAAGCCCTTATCCACACTAATGCCATAGCTTAGCGTCAAGTCCTTCAGCGGCGTCTTCATCAAAGCCTCATCATCCTCCATCAGCATCTCTGCCTTCTTCGCCACCAACGCCCGCATCCGCTCCGCCATCTCAAAGCCGTCTAACGCAAGCTCCTTGCGCCTTACCTCCAAAGCCCGCTCATGCCGCGCCCTCAAAGCAGAAAGTGCCACAAACCCTATACCCGTAGTCTCCATCACCTTGGAGTAGGTCTCTCCAGCCGCCAGCATATCCAAGGCTAACGCTGCCTCTTTAGGCTTACGCTTCTCAATGTAACGGTGGTTTAACGCTACTTGCGCCTCCCCCACACTCTCCACAATTGCTTTGGACTTCCTCCCCATGCGCCCTTTATGACATCCGTCTTATTGCAGTCAAGCCCCATTTGCAAATTTTTTTAAGGTGGCTTGTGGATGCATCCAGATGCAGACAGCCGCAGCCGTGGCAACCCCCGCCCCCCCCTATGGCAAGTGGCTGGCAATAGCAAAGTAAGTGCCTGCCAGTCGCTTCTGACAGACAAACGCAACTAACTAGCAATGCAACTACCATGCAAGTCTCCACGCAAGCCACCATGCAAGCCACTCGCGTTTGTAAATTTGTGGCCTATGGGGAGGGAAGGGATTTAGGCGACTGATTGCGTCCATGCAATTGCTACAAGCGGATGGATGCACCTGTTCATTGGTTGCTCTTGCAAGTGGCTTAGTGTTCCACGTGGAACAAAGCCTTCCCTGTCTCCCTCTCTTCCCTTTGCGATGAGGGGTAGGTTTGGGGGCGCGGCCTCACTATTGCAAACCAGAGGAATTTTTGAGGAAAGTGATTTTTTGCTCGCCTGCCACTAGGCAACTGGTCAACATCACTCTCAGCTTAGGGTTGGCCCGAGGCATAACCAAAAATAAACAAACACCCGATCCCATGAAAACCCGTACCGTCCGCTTCAGCTTTAACACCTGCAAGGATGCCGCGCTTCTGGTCCCCGCAGAACCGGCTTCCCTCTTTCAGGTTTCCAAGCTCGTCTTGAAGAGTTATCTTGACCATATGTTTTCCCGTCCGGTGCTCATGTCGGACGAAGTTCTCGTTTCGTCTATCGGCAAAAGCAATTTCTTTGGCGGCGCGCTTGGCGGTTGGGAAACGCGCTTGAACGCTAAGGACTTTGCCGCCTTGCAGGGGCTTCTTACTGATTCCGACATTGCGGTTGCCGTTGTTAAATACCGGGAGCCCTCGATTTCTCAGGCCGAGGCTTATCGCCGGGCATCCCGAAATGAAGCCCTGTCGGAAGCAGACCGCAATTCATTGGCGGAAATCGCTGAAATGGCGGCAAAGCTGAAAGAGTTGGCGATTGCCTGAGCATTCACCCAACCCTTGGCGCAAGTCGAGGGTTGGCTTGAATCCTTAGGGGTTCTTACAAACGCAAACCATAAACAAAAACACAATGAGTAACCCGGTATCAATAAATGATGCGTTGCAGGAAATCCGCAATCGGTGCGGCCTATGGTCTGAAGCCGACGAGAAACGAATTCAGGCCAAACGTGCAGCAGAGGAGGCCGCTTATGCCGCTTGGCTTGCACGGAACCCTGAACAGGACAAAGAAGACAGCGAAGAATCGGAGTAAATCTAACCACTAACGCAAACAACAAACAAATACATATCATGCAAAAGATTGACGTTTACCAAATCGTGACAGATCGAGTGATTGAGGCTTTAGAACAAGGGACCGTTCCGTGGCGCAAGCCGTGGGGTACGTCAGGGCTCCCGGCAAACTTGATTTCGCGCAAACCCTATCGGGGGATAAACGCGTTCTTGCTCGCGCTCTCGCCATACAATTCTCCCTTCTGGCTTTCTTACAAGCAAGCCCAAGCAATGGGCGGGTGCGTTAAGAAGGGAGAGAAGGGGCGGCCGGTTGTTTTCTGGAATTGGGTGGAGCGGAAGAACGAGGAAACGGGCAAAGTGGAGAAGATTCCCTTCCTTCGCTACTATACCGTCTTCAACGTCGAGCAATGCGAAGGGATCGACGTTCCGGCCATTGAGGGACGGAAGGGAGACTTTTCCCCTATTGAGGAAGCGGAAACGGTGTATTCTGGTTTCCGCAATCGCCCCTTGCTTGGACACGGCGGAAACGCTGCCTTTTACGCTCCGGCGGAAGACCGCGTTCAAATGCCGCCAAAGGAAGCTTTCGACACTCCGGAGAACTATTACCACACACTTTTCCATGAGTTGACACACTCAACGGGGCACGAGTCGCGACTGAAGCGGCCGGGCGTCGCCGAGGTATCGCGCTTCGGCTCCGAAGTTTACGCAAAGGAAGAGTTAGTCGCGGAAATGGGGGCGGCGTTTATCTCCGGCTTTGTGGGGATTCAGTCAACGCTTCCGCAAACGGCTTCCTATGTTCAAGGATGGCTCAAGGCTCTAAAGGATGATCGAAAGCTAGTGGTGCAGGCGGCGGCACAAGCCCAAAAGGCCGTTGACCTCATCCTCGGCACGTTCGAAACTGATGAAGCCTCTTCCTAACTAAAGCCATGGAAACGAGACTTTCCGACTTAGCCTTTCGGCTTTGGGTTGCGCGACGGGGCAGCGACAAGAGCGCAACAGCCCGCCGGATCGACGTTGAAAGGGCGCAAGGCGACCTTAAACGGGTTTTGCGGGCCGGATGGTGTCCACGTTATCGCGTGCAACGCGAAGAGCTTAACCGCCGCCAAAAGCGGGCCGCAAGCGACGGCGTGCAGCTGTTTTACAAGGCGGATATTTTCTCCATCCCCACCTTTGTCAAAAAGTGGTAGGTATCGAAACGGGCTTTGCCCGTCGCGGCCCTTGGCATGGACCGCCTGATGAGATTGCCAAAACCCAAAACAAATAAACACAAATGAAGATACGTAAAGAACACCTTGAAACGATGAAGGCGGCAATTGCACCGCTCGCGCCGCTTTTCCCGGCGCACGTTGAAGCAATCAAAGCAGAGGGGAAATCAAATGACGTTGCAAAAAGACTGCGCTGGGATGCTGCCCGTGCGGCAAATCTCATCCCGTTTTTCTGCAACACCGTTTATCCCTACGCAAACGACGACCATATTGACACGGCTTTGCGTTTTGTAATGCGAGAAGTTTTCCCGCCCGCTGCATAAACCCCAAAACAAATAAACACAAATGAAAACGATTGCCCTAGTTCCTCCCTTCGCCGTGTCCATGATGACGGGCGTTGCCTTCGCTCAGTTCACGGGAAACCATTGCACCCTGAGATATTCTGACGGCACGACTGAAACGGCGCGAATCACCGCAGAAATGCGGCAACGGGTCCGCGCATATCACCGTTACCAATCGGAAAATGGACCGGAAGCCGAAGAGCCGTCATTTTTTGACATTGTTTCACAAGTGCAGGAGGCGCGGGTTGCCTAATGAAAGCAAAACTTCTATTC